TCGGCCAACCGGCCACCCATCGCCCGACCCAGCGCGGTCACCTTGCCGCGTGACCGCATCACCTTCTCGTCGAGACCCTTCTCGAACTCCTTGTTCTTCTTGGTCTCGTCGTTGAACCCCTCCCAGTACGAAGCCGAATGCTCCTTTCCGGCATGCTCCATCACCGGGTCGGCGTCCCGCATCTCCCGTTCGACCGACTCGTCGAGCCCAGCGCCGTCAGCGAGGATGCGGACATAAGCCGTTCCAATGCGCTCCCCTCTAAGCGGCACCAATACCACCGACCTCTGTTAGACTGTCTCTATGAGACCGACCTGTCAGATTGAGGGATGTGAGCAGCCCATCATCGGGCGCGGCTGGTGTAGTAGGCACTATTACCGGTGGAAGCGGCGAGGGACCACCGACGATCCGGACTCGCCGGAGCAACGGTTCTGGCGCTATGTGGACAAGACCAAGACATGCTGGCTGTGGACGGCACCGCTCAATGCCGATGGATACGGACAGTTCTGGGTGGCTGAACTGAATCGCTCGATCAGACCGTCTCGATGGGTCTACGAGCACCTGGTAGGCCCGATCCCAAACGGGATGACACTCGACCATCTGTGTCACTCGTTGGACGCGTCCTGTCCCGGTGGAAGCGACTGCCTGCACCGCAAGTGCGTGAATCCGGCTCACTTGCAGCCAGTCACGCGAGGGGACAACTCTGCACGCGGAAAACTTCGTCTCACCACCTGTAGGCGTGGGCATCCGTGGACTGAGGAAAACACCAGGATTGACCGACGAGGGCACCGTTCGTGCAGAGCATGCGCACGAGCGCGCAGCCAAGCGTTCTATCACTCGTCCTGATCGCTCGCCGCGTAACGCCATGTCAGCCTCCGGTGAGTATCTGGTGCTGACTCATCGCTGCCATGAACATGGCGCCTTCACGTTCGATGTCAGCCTCTGACGCGACCACGACTCTCGTGTCCTCACCTGGAAGTGGGGCGTTCAACTGGGCCTCCCACTCTTCCCGTTTGTCCGGGTTGATCCGTTCTACGCACCAGGCGTAGACACAGTTCAGGAACCGGTCGATGCGGAACCCGATGATGTCGGCCTGGTAGTAGGTCGCGTCGATTTCCGCCCACCGTTCGACCGCGATCGCGTAGAGCCGGAGGGCGGTTCGGTAGGGCGGGCGGTCCATTCCTCCACCATCCACTCCAACACCTGCTCAACCTCGTCAAGACCGAACGGGTCCTTCCGGTTCAGCAGCCGGTTCTCCACGTATGCCTGACTCTCCTCATCGAGCACCTCGACGAAGAAGTCGATGATTCCGGCTACCTTCTCGCTGGTTTCTCGACGACGGCCTACCGCGCTCATCGCGTACGCCAACTGGGCCGGGGACGGCCGGTAGCACTTCAACACATGTCCGTCGATGGTGAACTCGACATGCTCCTCATCGGGTTCCTCGGCGGCTCTGAGTGCGGTGACGAACTCCTTGATTGGAACCACGTCCTCTCTCTCATGCACGAGGTTCCCACCAGGTTTAGCCACAGAGCCAGTCCCCGGAAAACCGGGGAGACCCTTTACGGCGTAAATCAGGGGTCGCGGACGAAGGTGGGGATGCGTCGCATCGCCCGGTGGAAGTGCGCGGTGTCCCGCCAGCCTTTCAGCAGGAAGTTGTTGGAGACTTGGCCATCCACCGCCCACCTGTACACCCACGGATAACCGTGACCACCGAAGTGCATCCAGAAGCCAGGGATCGCCTGTGCGATTTCGGTGCCTTCGATCTTGCCGGGCACCCAATGCCAGAACACCCCCTCACCGCCTTCGGCGACGACGCCATGGGTGGTGTTCCAGCCTTGCTCGGTCATGATCGGCCAGGTGGTGCCACGCAACACATACAGCGTGTACGGGACTTCGCTGCGCCAGTCGATCATCATCTTCTTCGCCGACGGCACCGCCCGCATGTTGGTGTGGATACCGGCCCGCATCGCACCAGACCGTTTCGGTGCTCGCGCCTTCGTGTACGTCGACAGCCGCCTGGACAGTCTCCCGAACCACCGGTGTGCCATATGTCCAGTCTTGTACAGGTCCGAGGAGTCGACGTGCACCATCGTCAGTACCGCTGCCTCCGATGGTGCCGTGACCCGGGCCATCAGAGTTCACCCAGGGTTGCCTGCCACAACCCACCCAGCACCATCCCGTCAGGACCGATCGGGGTGTAGGCATCGAGGATGAAGTCACCGATGTCACAACAGGCCAATGCTCGTCTCATGCACAGCATGTCCGCGACCTGCAACTCGGCCCCTTCCAGGTACTCGGCCTCGGTCGGGGGGTTCCCGTCCTCCGGTATCGGAAAGCAGCGGACGATGCCGACCTCTACCTGGAATCCGACTTCGGACCCGCAGTTGTTGAGGGTCTCGTTCACGATCCCGATCCCGGTGGTCGGCTGAGCAGTGTCGAGCCGCACCCACGCCATCCCGCATTCGTTGTCGCAGCCGTCGATGTAGTCGAACACAGCCGCCTCACCGGGAATCACTCCGCAGAAACATGGGGTCGGCAGCCCATCAGTCTCGATCTGGGCGCACAGGCAGGTGGCGATCGCCTGCATCTTGGCGAATACCCCGAACGGGGCCAGAGGCAGCGGCTGGATGCTCACCCGGTCGGCACCACCCTCGGAACTCTCATGTCTGGCGACCACACCTGGGGGGGCTGGATGCCACGCGGGTTCCACAGTCCGATGAAGGTGTCCACCTCACGGATTCCGGTCATTCCGCCAGGAAACGATCCAGCGGCGATCTCGAACGACACCCCTTGCCGAGTCACCGCTGTCACGTTCGCCGGAAGACGGCACTTCTTCCCGGTACAGGCTTTGGCGAACTCCATCGCCAGCACCCCGGCCGCGTATGCCCCGATCGTGTCGACCGGGTAGGCGTTCAGATAGGTGACGGAGAACGTGTCAGGTTCAGTATCCGGCTGAGAAAGGTCTTGGCAGGCGGGCCACGGACAACCCGTCTGATCCCCGATCCACACCAGCCGGTTTCCGTCCACCCGATACTGGGTGTCGACCATGATGCCGCCGTCGAGCCGTACCTGAATGACCGGGCCGACCGGCGGCGGGAGTTCGATTTCGCACAGGACCGAGCAGGAACAGTCGGTGGCACAGCCGCACGAGTTCACCCACAATCCGTCGGCACCGATATGCGGCCAGAAGGACAGTCCGGTTCCGTAGGCCAGCATGTCGTAGTAGGAGGGGTACGCCAGGTCGCGGCAACCCTGCTTGCAAGGGCGTACCGTGATCGGACAGCCGCCTACCCGATACCCGGTCAACCGGCGCAGAGTCGCACTCGCCAGATCGACCGACCGGGCTTTCACGGTGTCGTCGAGTGCGTCCCATTCCTCGGTGAAACACGCCGGATCGACGGGCCAGTCACAGCCGTACTCGACGGGTGGAGTCGTCATGGCTGCAACCTAGCCCGACGGTCAGGCAGGGTCAGCGACCCACGCCGTGCCGGACCAGTGCATCGCGTCGCCGTCACGAGTCCGCACATACTGACCAGCCGTCCATGCCGTCGTCGGGCTTGCGGTCAGGCCGGTGGCATCAGCGAGTGTTGCCGGACCGTAGGAGTTGGCCGGAGTGTAGGTGCCGGGAGTACCGGCGGTCGCACTGGTTGCTGGCACACCGAGCGGCTGTCCACCGCAGGTGTCGGTGTCCGGCGGCGGCACATCGGTCAACTGCATGTGCAGGTGGTCGTTCGGGTCGAGTGGGTCCAGCAGCGGCGACGGCAGTTGGGTGTCGTCGGAGACCACATCGTAGGGTCCCGATCCCCAGCCGTTGCCGTCCTTGGAGTTCGCACCGGACAAGGTGAAGTTGACTGCATCGTTGCCGATGGTGAAGTCACCGATCACGCCGCCTTTCAGGAACGGGATCAGGAAGTAGCCGTACAACTGTCCGGTCTGCCCGGCCTCGCAGGCAGCAGCCGGGACGTTGGACCACATCTCCAACGCGAACCCGGACTCGTCGGCGTTCACGTCGGTGTTCATCCGGAACCCGATCGCGGTCTCACCGGTGGCGTCGTACACCTGCTCCTGGCCGGTCATCAGCGAAATCAGCGCCGGGTCGACACCACAGAACTCGACGGTGACGCCGTAGCCGGTGAACTTCGGCGCCGGTTGGTCCAGGATGCAGACGTTCCCGGCGGCATTGGTGACGTTGATCTCGGTGCCCTCATCGGTGTTGGCGGTCAAGCCGACGGTGATGAACCCTTCGCTTACCACCACCGAGTCGGGACCGGGAACCGGGACACCGCATCCGTCGAGCCGGGTGACCCGCAAGGCACGGCCCCGGACGAGGGAGAAACATTTGGTCGTCTCAGCCATGACCTGCTCCTACTTCTTCTTCGCAGCCTTCTTGGCTGGCTTGGGTTCCGGTTCATCGTCGCCATCATCATCAGACTCATAGTCGACACCGGCCTTGTCCGCCACGTTCTTGTCGACCACGAATGCGCCCTCAGAGGTCCGGACTGCGCTCGGGTCGAGGTCCAGTTCCTCAGCGGCAGCCAGCAGCAACGTTGCTGTCTCGCCCGGCTTGTCGCCGAACGGAACGGTCACATCGGTCACGAGAGCACCTTCACTTTCACCTTGGCGACCAGGCAGTCCACGGCAGCGATGTAGAGCCGTTCGGCCAGCACGGTGAACTCGTTGCTGGACCGGTCCAGCGCGTTCTGCGACACCAGGTCGCTGCGGAGGATGACCACCGCTCCGGTGACGAACGCCCACTGCTCCGGGTCGAGTTTCCCGTTCGATTTCGTCTCCACCCCGGACGACACTGCGACCTGAGTACCCAGGTTGGTTTCCAGGTGCCCGGCTGTCCGGACGAGCGCCTGCGCCCCGGACAGCATCGCGGTCACTCCCGGACCCAGCCAGATCACCGGTTCCCCGGCGTAGGAGCCGTAGCCGACACCTTCCAGGATGCCGAGCGCCTCCACTGGGGTGACCGGCCCGGAGGCAGGGGTGAGATCGGTGCCGTTGACCAGGATCGTGTCATGGATGCCGACAGCCACCCCTTCGGCCTCCATCGCCGCGAACGCTGCCTTGATCCGGGAGTCGTCCGGATCGAACCCGAACCCCTTGCAGCGCACCCCGGTCTGGACGCTGAACATGTGCCCATCGGAGAACGATGGTGGATCGAACCGTTTCGTCAACCCCTTGAACCCGGTGCAGTCCACCGCGTCCACGTCGACCCCGACGCAGTTGTAGGACTCGATCAGCCCCACCAACCCGGCAAACGAGAAGTCGTCAGAGACGGTGGCGATGTCGAGGATGCCGGAACGCGGCTGACGCGACGGCGGGGTGAATGGTCCCGCCGTCGTCACCAGAGAAATCGTCGTCATCGGCTACCTCCTTCCCTCCGCTCGATCCGTCCGGATCAGGCGCAGGTCAGGTTGGCGGAACCGGTACGCCCGGCGTTGCAGACCGGGATCGTGACCAACTGCGCCTCGTAGCACATCTTCGCTACCAGGATGCCCTGTTCGAAGAACAGCGCCGTGTAGAGGTTCTGCACCAGGCTCGCGGCGTCGTAAACGGCGTTGAGGTTGATGACATCGGCGGTGCCCTTGATGAACGTTCCTGCCGGGTAGATCAGCGCCTGCACGGTGGCCGGGTAGCCGATCGCCGGGGCAGTCCCGGCCGGGAACGGGGTGTCCTGCCAGTCGTAGACGTACTGGACGTTGAGGTTGCGGGAGGCAAACAGCGACTCGACGCTCTGACCACCGCAGCCGTTGCGGTTGTCGAGGTCGTTCTGCATCGCACCTTTGACCCACCAGGGCAGTACGACCTCCATGCTCGCGGTCGGGGACAGCCGGTACTTGGACCTGATGCCGTCGGCGATCAGTGCCAGGCTGTCCACCATGTCGGCGACGGTGGACCCGTACGCGGTGACCGTCTTCGCGGTACCGGCAGCGGTCGCCATCGCCGCGATCACCTTGGCGTTCATCTTGTGCTGGTGGGCGATCATGCCGCCGGACAGGTACCGCTGCACCAGTTCGGGGTAGGCGGCGTTGGTGAGGATCGGTGCCTTGATGCACAGCCCACAGGCGTCGAGCCGGACCTCTGTGAATGCTGGACAGGGCACCTCGTAGCACGTCTTGGCGGTCCCTGCGATCGCCTGCGCCTCAGTCTGGCAGAAGCCGACGTTGGAGTAGATGGAGGCGAAGTCGGGGCCGGAGGTGTACTTGATGCCACCTCGTGCCACGTTGACCTCGGGCACGGACAGGAGGCCCTCGGCAGTTTCACCGGAACATAGGTCGTAGATGGTCTCTGACGGGGCACACCAGCCACCGGAGGCAACCAGCGACCCGCCAGGAAGCCGAGCCTCATCCATCGCGTGGTACAGCACCTCCATGTCGTCGGAGTGCCGGTCGATGGTGAGTTCGTTGGGGAAGTCCAACTTGAACATCGCCACGCCGTAGTGCTGCAAGTTCTCGATGCTGCCGTCACCGGTCGGGGTGCCGAACCCCTTCATCCTGTTCACCAGCGCCTGGCCGACCTTCTCGAAGTCGTTACCCAGGTCGGAGCCGGTGGAGAACTGTGGCACGTCGGCAGCAGCGGTGATGGTGATCGGGGCACGGGAGGCGGCGGGTTTGGTGGGACGGGAAGTCCGCTTCGCCAGCACAGCCACCGTCGACCGGGCTGCGATCGGCGGCTCGTCCACGACCTCTGCTTCCACTACTTCGGCATCGAGATCGTCGCCGTTGTCGTCGCCGTTGTCGTCGGTGGCCTCCACCTCGTCCGGCTCGGCATCTTCGCGCTGAAACCGGGTCTGTAGCGCGGCATGACGAGCAGTCAGTTCCGCGACGGCCTGGGCACGGGCTGCTTCTTCGCCCTGTGCTGCCTCGATGGCTGCTGCGTACGCTTCCGCCCGGTCGAGTTCGTCAGCAGTGATCGTGTCCGCGTCACGGAGTTCGCCGAAGGCGGCGAACAGTGAGGCCACGTATTCCGACAACTGGTCATCGGAGAGTTCGGTGAAGTCAGTCAGGATTTCGAGGGGGTCCACGGGTGGCTCCTACGCATCGAGAAGTACGGGTTCCGCGTTACGCGCTGCCACCAGGCGCCAAGGCCGGGGACTCTCCTGACTCAGAACCGTAGACCTGGATCGACTCCCCTGGCTAGAGAGGGGTCGTTTTACGGCGTAAAAGACCGGCTCATGGAGTGTCTTGGAGACACACTTCGATGATTGCGGTGGCTTCCGGGTCACGTTGGTGGACACTGATGACAGTGGCGGTGAACCCCACCGGACAGGCTGGACCAGGTGGGCCTGCTGGCCCAGGTTCACCCTGAGCGCCCGTCTGGCCCTGCCGCCCTGGTGGCCCTTGTGGACCCATTTCCCCTTCGGGTCCACGGGGGCCACGCCTGCCGGGTATGCCCTGCTCGCCCTTACCAGGTGGGCCTGGCTCGCCTCGTGGACCGGGGACACCTGGCTGACCGGCTGGACCGGCAGGTCCCTGCTGGCCTATGCCCGGTGCCCCTGGTGCTCCGTCATTACCCGATTCTCCTGCCGGTCCACGCGGACCTGGCTTCCCTGTCTGCCCGCGTGGACCGGGTTTTCCCTCTCCACCTGTCGGTCCACGTGCACCGGGTGGGCCTGCCTGGCCTTGGGGACCTGGCGGACCGGTGACGGTGACGGCGGTGGGGACGGAAGCGTCGGCGCTGCTGGGGTTGTCGAGGATGAGCCCTGCTGCGATGGTGCCTCCGAACGCGACCACCATCAGGATGCCTGCGGCGAGGTAGCCGACGGGGGGCTGGGTGAGCCTGCTCATGAGACGACTACGCCCCCTCTAGACCGGATGCCGGTGGGGGGCGTAGCGTGCGATTTGACGTCAGCAATCCCGACTGTACAGCCACTGGGCTTACGGGGTCCAGCGGGGTACAGCCATGCACAGAGCGGCGTACGCTCGGGTCCACTTGGGCGGGAGGGGAAGCACCCCTCTGTCCACTCACGGTTCCCCGTCGCGTCCGTAATCCCAACCGCAGCGTTCACACACCAGGCCCTTCGTCTCCCGCTGCCGCACCCACCTGCCCATCAGCGAGTGCCAGGTCCGGCCGTTGCAGGTCGGGCAGCGGCGGGTTTGTCTCCGAGCCAGGGCCGTGTGTTCCGGGCTGTTCGGGCACGAGTCCGGACAAGGGGCAGGCCGATGGAGCGGGCATGGTTCACGCATCACGACGGTATCGTCCCGCAAATCTGGCATGGCCTCTCTGTCGACACCCAACAGGTCAGTGTGAGGCCCGCACCCAACGAGCAGACATGCCAGATCATCGGCGGGATGTCGGCAGCCAGCGCATCCCGTTCCTGACACTGTGCACACGCGGCGATGCCGCCGCAGGTGCAGCCCGGCTCGACAGAGGTCACAGGCTCAGCCATCGCCTCACCACCGCTCGTTCGCAATCGCCACCAGGCGGTTGATGGCGGCAACCTGCGCCCAAAAGTCCAACTCGCCCTGCATCGCATCTACCGCAGCCTGCAAGCGTTCGTGATATTCGGCCTTGCTCGGGTCAGCGATAGCGGCCCTGGCCTCCCGGATCAGACGTGCGGCCTGCTGCCCAGGGGTTTCGGTGGCATGTTCACTCATCGGCTTCCTTCCTGATGGCAGTTGCAACGGCATGGCTGGTCACAGAAGCGGTGGAGAGGTAGACGTGTCGGGGTCCGTCCACGTCCGCTGCTCAGCCATCGGTTCGGCGGTGACGACGCCTGCTCGGAGGATCGTGTGCGTGGTGCGAACCCAGCCGTACCCATGCGGTTCTCCGGCGACATGAACCTCGCGGGTGATGGGCCAGTCGACCGCACCATCGTCGGTGGTAGCGGTCGGTTCAGTCGTCACAGTGGGCCTCCACGATGTTCCAGACCGTTCCGCACCGCTCGCACCAGACCTGCGGAACATCGGTCCCTGCCAGCGTCCGGCGGCTTTCGACGGAGTAGTCGTGGCCGTGGGTGAGGCATTCTCGGCGGGCGAGTTCGGCACGGGCGGCGTCGAGGGTGTAGGTCTGCTCAGTCATCGACAGCCACCGCCAGCCTGTCCGCGTTCCCGGACCAGACCGCCCCGGCGTCGGTGTTGGTGTGTGCCCAGCCGTCATGGCGACCGTTCTCGTCGGTGGGTCGGTCGCAGGCGAAGTGCTTGCCCTCGATGGTCAACGCTGCGGGACACTCCGGGATACGTGTGTGTGCCCCATCGGTCGGACGGTCAGTCATCATCCGGCCCACCTGGGTCGCTGACGGCGTATGCCGTGAATACCCGTCGCACCACGGCAGGGTCGCGGGAGAAACGTGGGTCGTTGAGTCGCACCCAGTCGATGAACGCCAGCAGCGTCTCGTCGCTCAAGTCGGTGAAGTCGGGCTCGGTCACAGTGGCCTCCGTGGTATCGGTCAGTCCCAGGGTCTTGCGTCGGAGGAATGTGAGCAGGTCGTCCACGATGCGGCTCGCCCGTTCACTGTCGAACACCCCAGCCTGGTCAACGTGCTCCCAGCACACCGATGCGGCCCCTACCGCCTCACCGACGGCGGTGTGGACCGGAGTGTCGTCGGGCCAGCGCAGTACGGTCTGCTCGGTCACAGTGACCTCCTCGGTGGCGGGTCTACGTCCCGATCATCCTCCACTTTTGTCTCATCCCGCAGATGCACGTCGGAGCGACCCGCCATCCTCTTGGCGTACCACTCCCGGTTGTAGCAATTGCGTTCGACCTTCTGCTCGGCAGTGAGGCTGGCGTACCGGGCGTTGTCACGACGACGACGGCAGATGACGCACTTCCTGCTGCCGTCCTTCTCGTAGCGGGTGTTCGCTTCGTCGTACGGATGACCTTGCGGACAGTGAGTCCGGGTTGCAGCGATTGTTGAAACGACGGTCGGTCCACGCCGCAGGTTCTCCTTGGCAGTGACGACTTCCAGATGGTCGGGGTTCACGCAGTGGCGGACCCGGCACAGGTGGTCGAGTTGCATCCCGTCAGGGATCGGCCCGACCAGCAGGGTCCAGATCAGCCGGTGGGCTCGCCGCTTGGACCCTTCCCACCAGCAGTAGCCGTAGCCCCATCGGTGGTTGATCTGCCCGGTCCACAGCCAGCAGGGTCCGGCGAAGTCGATCTTGGATGCGATGCGTGGAGGCAAGGTGTCTAGCATGATGTGGCGCTGCCCTATTCAGCGCAGTCAGGTCTGTCGGTCCGTCCGGCAGACCTGACACCAGTTTACCGCTCACAGCGGTCGCCTGGGCAGAGGCTCAGTCTCGTCATCGTCTTCGGCCTCTGCCTTCCGACTGACCGAAAAGTCGGTTTTTCCGGCCATAAAGCCGGCCAGTAGCCCGATCAGGGTGTTGATGATGTCGGCGATGATGCCCGCCGCCTGTGACGTGTCGGCGTCGGGGTTGATGATCTTCACCACGGTAATCGTGCCAAGCGAAAGCAACACCGACAGGCATACGGTGCCTGCGACGAGCAGCACCAGAATGTCGCCGGTGGTCCTTCGCTCCCAGAACGACACAGGTCACTCCTTGGAAGGTGTCGCCCTGGGCGATACGAGCCAAGCCCTACCAGGTTTTACCGGAGGTGACACCGACCCCGAACAGGATCAGCAGCACCACCACCAGGACGGCGACCAGCACGATCGTCTCCAAGTCGCTGCGATTCATCTTCCACCTCCTCGGCTCAGCCGCGCCTGACCAGCCAGAACGCCATCGCCACCAGGAGCAGGATCAGCAGGATCAGCAGCAGCGACCGCACGGCTAGTCCTTGTTGTGCACCGTGTAGTTGTCACCCATCAGGGTGTTCGTCTGCGGGTTCGACATGGACGAGCCGTCCTTCGGCCCGTTGATGTTCTCACCAATGTTCTTCTGCCAGAACTGGACAGCCTTGACGATCTGGTCGTTGTAGTTGCTGATGGTCGGCTTGGACGGGCGATGGGCTGGGTTCATGTCCGGGTGCCAGTAGAGCCGATAGCAGAGTCGCTGCACCGAGTCGGAGTCCTGCTGCCCCTTGTGCAGTTTCTCCACGTACACATCACCGGACTGGCCGATGTCGTTGGTGACGATGTACGCCTCACCGAACAAGGTGTTGGACTGCTTGTTGGACAGGTGCAGGCCATCGGTGGGGCCGGAGCCGCCACCGTAGATGTTCTTCTGCCAGAACCGGACGGCCTGCTCGATCTCCTCGTTGTAGTTCCGGACCTGCTTGGGTGGCCGGTGCGCGTCGTTCATCTTGGAGTGGTGGATCAGCCGGTAGCACAGCCGGGCCACCGAGTCAGAGTCGGAGTGGCCCCGGTACAGCGACTCGGTCCACACCTTGCCGTGGTCCCACTGCGACCCGCCGGACTCGCCTGCTCCGCCGCCGTCCAGGTACGGGATACGGACTCCGTTGAATCCTTCCGCCCAGCCTGCGTAGTGCAGTCCCCAGTGGTTCTCTACCCACTCCAACTGCTGGTTGGAGATGTGGTAGGTGGTGGTCATGTCGGTGCCCCGGAACATTTGGTCGTTCACGTCGCCCTGCTTGGACAGCCCGATGTGGCCGTGACCGGACGATCCGCCGGTCCAGAACGTCGGGGCGGCACGGGGCGGGTTGCGGTCGCCGGGATGCTTCCCGATGGCGGAGTTCCAGGCGGAGGTGGCGTCCGGCTCTGCGGACGGAATCTCAAGCCAGGTTCTCACATATTTCAGGCAATATCCGGCATCACACGTTGTGTACCGGTTGGCATTGTCGATGGCCTCGTCAGCGGTCTGGCAGACCATTACGTGTACCTCCTGCGCCCGATCCAGGTCAGGTGATGGGTATGGACACTCCGGTCAGCACAGCCACGGCATCGTCGCGTCGAGGCTCTCACCAGTAGTTGCCGTATCATCACCGCTCCGGGTTCACGTCGAGGTCCGGAGTCAGGTCGTCCGCACCGTCGTCCTGGCGTCCCGACTCGTGGTCCGGGTAGTCCTCGAACGGAGCGAACTCCCGCGTGTCGTCCGGCAACGAGGTCTCCGCTGCGTACGTCCCCTTCTCGGTGCCCTCCTCGACACCCTGGAAGGTGCCATGCTCTTCGATGTGCTCGCTCATCGCGGCACCGCCTGGTACGTGCCGCCGCCAGCCCGAATCTTCGCTGCCTGTGCCTGCACCTCACTGGTGTAGGTCTTGCGGGTACCGTCTGGCGCAACGAACACCCAGGTGTACTGGGCCTGTTTCACCTTCCCGCAGTTGCATGGCGACATTCAGCCACCCCCTCCGATCCTGGCCGCCAGCGCAGCCACTCGTTGTTTACGGTCGACCCGTGCCGCCAACTCTGCCAGCACTGCCTCCACCACGTCGTCGAGGTCCGGCGGAGAGTCGGCAGCGACACATCCGGCGGCGACCAGCGACACCTGCACCCCGGATTCGACACCGACTCGTGGGATCGGGAAGCCGGGCGAGTTGACTGCCAATGCGGCGATCAACTCCATCTCGTCACCGATCCCGACCCGCCGCCAGTCCCCAGACAGCGCCGACGCCCGCAGCGCATACACCTGTTCGTCGGTGACACCGGGCCGGATCGCACCAGCCACCCAGATGCCGAACTCGTCCTCACCGCAGGCCACGTCCGCGACAGCGGTGCAGGTGTTGTCGTAGTGGCTGATCGCCGGACGCATCCGACCGGCTGGGGCATGCCCACCTGCCATCGTGATCTGACCGACGGCGACCGGACCATCAGTGGTGACCACCTGACCGGTGAGGAAGAAGGCGTAACCGGACGGGGAACGTGGCGGGGCTACGCAGACGTTGTTGTACGCGGTGTGACAGGACCGCCACCCGGCCAGATGCCCGAACACTTGGCCTTCGTCGGTGACCGTGACCGGCGCCTCGGCATCGAAGCAGGGGTCGGCGAACCATTCGCTCGGCGGGCACCAGCCACCGGAGGCGACCAGTGACAGTCCCGGAGCGGGCTCGGTAGACAGCGTGTGTGTCGGCAGTCCGAGGGCCGCACTGGTCTCGACGAACTCCGCGACCTGTTCGCCCTCGAACGTCGACACATCGCCGGAGACGGGACGGCCCGGCCAGATGCCGAGTGCGTCGTGGTGCCACTGGGCGCAGATGTTGTTGAGGTAGATCATGTCTTCGGGTGAGTTGGCGGCGATCTTCTCCCCGACCAGCACCCGGCACCTGTTGAAGTCGCCTGGCACCCCCCAGTTGATCTTGGCGTAGCCGGGTTCGCCCTTCTTCGTCCAGTAGTCGTGGATTCTGCGGGTTGCTTCCGGGTCGGTGATCCAGCCCGGCCCCCGGTCGAACGTGTCAGCATCGGCTCCCCAGCCTTCGGGGATCGCCACGTCCGGGCAACCGAGTCGTGCCTTCTGCGTCTTGATGTGCCGCTTGGTCGCCGCCGGATTTTTCGCCCGACCGATCGCCTGGATCGCGTTACGGAGGTCTTGGCAGTCCTCGATCGGGTAAGAGTCGGTGCCGGGCACCGTGTGGGCCTTCTTGCGCTGCCCGGCGTCGTAGTCCTTGAAGGTGTCTCCGGAGGCGCTCGGCTGGATGGCAGCCGGGTCATAGCATTCACCAGCCGGATCGGTCGGGTCACAGTCGGGCAGAAAGTCGTCGGGAGCGTCGCCGAGACTGACCCAGGCGGAGTCGAACGCCGGGATCGGCAGGATCGACCCGGACCGGATACGGGCCGCGAAGTAGGTCTCCTGCCCGCTGTCCTCGTTGAACTCGAACTCGGCCTCGTCGGCGTCCACGCTCACCCCGAACCGGCCGAACTCGGCGACCAGGCCGATCACCTCGTCGGCTTCGGGGGTGAGCAGGAAGTGGCCCATCGCCCGGTACTCGTTGCCGACCCGGCCCATCTGCTCGATCTTCGCCACCACGACCGACCCGTCGTGGCGGGGACCGGACACCTTCTGCCAACTCAGCGGCAGCGGCAGTGGCGCATGGGTCAGGGAGCCGTCGGTGAACAGTCGCCGGTCCCCGGACGGCACCCCTTCCGGAGCCATCACTCCATGCCACGGCATCGCAGTGGCTGCGGGTACGACCTCCGGCTCCGTCTCGGTGGTGGTCATGGTCTCCTCCTTGTTTACGGCGTACATACTGGCCGCAAGTTCGGCCGGAACGGGCGCGAGCCCACAACGACAGTTCATCCAGCAGGACGGGTCGGTGGTCGAGTCTCCCGGAAACAGCGGGCTGCATCCTTCGCTGCTGAACCGCTCGCCGGGTGGACGCTGCTGGCCGTCCAGAAGTTGGTGCGTATGCCGGACATCCTCGTCGTGCATGGTGACCCACTCCATCACCACGAACTCTCCGGAGGAATCGGCCGCCTCCATCGTGGCCGCGTTCAGGATCGCCGTCGCCAGCCAGGTCGACACCCGGTCGACGGTGGTGTCGTCAGGGTCGGTGGTCTTGTCCAAGGTGGTTCGGACATTCTTCACGAACGCCTCGGTGCCGGACGGTACACCGTCGCCACCTTCCCGGTGGTAGATGTCGACGTAGAGCCTAGTGACCTCTTTCAGCAGGTCGTTGTACCAGCCTTGCGCCGGATAGTGCGCCATCGCATCGGCGACCGCCGGGAACAGCGTCTTCTCCATGTCGGTCTGGTCGGTGCGCCGGGCGGCGGCGAAGGCTTCGATACTCAGCATGTGACCCCCAGTGCCAGCCATTCGGCGAGTCGTTCCCGGCTGTGCGGTGACTGCTCGTTGATGAGGGTGAGGGCGTAGGAGTTCAGGATCGGGATCACCTGGTCCGGGTCGGCGATCCCGGCCAGCACCTGCGGAGCACACGACCAGGCGTCGTCGAGGCAGCGTTCAGCCTGGCCGTTGGCCTTCACGTAGCAGTGGGTCTCGTAGGCAGGCACGTTGGGTGGCCGGGAGCCAGCGGCACGCAGCCGGTTCCCAGCCCGTTCCAGCGCCCGGAACACCAGTGGCTCAGAGGCGGCCAGCAACAGTGACGCCTCTGCCGGAGTGCGTGGCTTGGCCGGATGCTGTTCCAGTGACGGTGCCGGTCGTTCCTGCCGGGGTATCTGTACCGCAGATGCGGCCGGTCCCAGGTCGACGCCGAGTTGCCGGGCAGCAGCAGCCACCTGTTCGGGGGTGGTGGAGCCGCCAGCCATCTTCCGCAGCAGCCATCGCTTGAACTCGTCGACCTCCGGTGTGTCGTCGAGGCTGAAGCCGTTCTCCCGCAGCACCGTCTCGTCGGAGATGAGGCCCCGGTCCCACAGTTCGATCGCTTCACGGGACCGGTCCGGCCGGAGCCTCAGCCGGGTGGTGTCGTAGGTGACGATGGCAGCGGAGTTCTCCAGCGCAGGACGCAGGTACCCCATCGTGAGCGCGTTCACCATCACGTCGAGCATCGGCTCGATGTGCAGTTTGATGGTGGACTCCTCGATCGCCCAGGCACCCCAGTGCGAGATGCCGTTGCTGGTGCCGCCACCCGTCCCGGTGTTGGAACTCATCCCGAGCACCATCTCCGGCGGCAGGTCCATGCCGAGCGCGAACCGGTGGATGGCTTCATCCCGCAGTGCTTTGGACTCCGCGTCCAACTCGGTCCAGAAGGTCAGCAGTTTGGCTCGGTCGATGGACTCGTCAGGGGCGGTGACGACGATCGGGACGACCGCTGACGGTGACGACGGGTCGCCGATCGGGGTCAGCATGGCGTCGGCCAGGGTCGCCATGAACGCGGAAGCCTCGTTGACCGGCTGGCTCGTCTGTCCGCTGTCCGGCGGGGGTGGGAACGTCATTCCTTGTGGCAGGAACAAGATGCCTGCCGATGCGAGCCGGGAACTGATCTGTGCGAACACGTGCCGGGTCAGCCATTCGATCTCACCGAGTACCGGCAACAGCGCCCGGAACGGCGAGTCGGGTTCGATTCGACGGGCCGGGTTCGGGGTCCAAATCCGGATCACCACGTCGTCGGCACCCAGTGGGACCGCCGGGAGCCCGTTTCCGTAGTTGATCTGCCAGGTGTCCCCGGCGACCACCATCTCCATCACCGACACGACTTCCCACACGTCGCCGCCTGCTACCTGGCGACCCACCAGGTAGCATTCTCCGGCCACGGTCAGATGGGTGCCGATCGCATCCGACATCTGCGACTGGCCGTCTTTTCCGGCGAACAGGGCTTGCAGCAGGTCCCAGGCCGGGCCGGTGGTGTCCGACACCAGGGTGCCACCGACGAGTTCAGCAACCCCGAAGGTGGCACGGGAGCAGGCATGGCCGAAAAACCGGGCCGCGAACCGGGCTTCACCGCAGATCGAGTAGTGCCGGTAGCATTCGGCCTGCCAGTCTGCCCGGGGCACGTAGATGCGGGCGGCTTTGCCGGGGTATCGGGTGGAGGACGCCACCAGGGAATGCGTGGGGATGACGACCTCACGGGACTTGACGACACGTTGCCGAGGCATCACTGCTCCTGTCGACTACCAGCACGGTAGACCCGTGGCGGTGTGCGAGTCACGCCTGTGCTACTCGGGCTGATCGTACGAGACGACGATCGCGGCAGCGTAGGAAGCAGCCCAGCCGCCGTTGACAACCCACCAGACCGTGTTCAGGTCCGAGACCCACATCCACAGCCCCATCCCGGCTGCCAGGTACGGCGTCATGCAGTATTGGCACTCCCACAGGGTGGCCCAGTCCGAGTCGGCCTTGTACCTGGCTACGATCCTGCTCCGCAGCCACACCATCGGTGGCAGCGAGTCGTGGATGAGCAGACGGGCGGTGCGAGCGATGGAGGCGACGGCAACAGCGACGGCGGCGACCCACTGGAAGTCAGTCACCGTCGGTCCACACGATCCGGGTGGACCCGTTGTGGCCGTGCAGGCTGGTCACGTTCTCGATGTCGGGGTGCAGCACGGTGGTCGGGTACACAGTTCCCCACGGATGCTCGATGGGGCCGATCCAGCGGCAGGCGACGGTGCCGTCGGTGAACTCGACCCCTTCGGCGACGGTGCCGGTGCCGGAGATGCCGGTCGGGTCCTCGTCACGGACCAGGAAGAACAGGCGCATTGGTTTACTCCGTA